CAATCTGGCAACGGTAAAACAATGTCCGTTGAACAAGCCTGTGCCAAAGCAAAACGCAAATTCGTTTGTATCTCAATGACACCAGAAACCGATGAAGGCGATTTGCTCGGTAACTTTGTCTTGATTAACGGTCAGATGGAATGGCGTGATGGTCCTGTTACTACAGCCGCACGACAAGGTGCCGTTTTGTGCATTGATGAAATTGACTACGGCGCACAAAACTTGTCCTGCTTGCAACGTGTACTAGAAGGTAAGCCTTTCATGTTGAAGAAAAAAGGTGAAGTTGTTTACCCAGCCGAAGGCTTTACGATTGTTGCCACTGCAAATACAAAAGGCAAAGGCTCAGAAGATGGTCGTTACATGTTCACCAACGTATTGAACGAAGCCTTCTTGGAACGTTTCTTGAATACATACGAACAAGAGTATCCTCCTGTTGCAGTTGAACGTAAAATCATCAAAAAAGAATTGACCTCCGCTGGTCGTACCGATGATGAATTTGCCGAGAAACTTGTTACTTGGGCTGATGTAATTCGCAAAACATTCTCCGAAGGTGGTGTTGATGAAATTATCTCCACTCGCCGTCTGGTACATATTTGCAAAACATATGGTGTGCATGGTGACCGAATGAAAGCGGTATCATTGTGCTTGAATCGTTTTGACACCGATACCAAAATGTCTTTCCTTGATTTGTACACCAAACTTGATGCACCAGCCAAAGAAGAAGATCCTGTTACAGTGGATGTGCCTTCATATAGTGAAGAAGTACCATTTTAATTGATATATTTGCCGCCAAGAGTATTGACTTACTCTTGGCGTTTTGTTATAATGATGAATCTTGAGAACGACCACCTCTCAAGTGTATTTCCAAAGTGTGGTTTTATTATGGAGTTTATTATGTCTAAAATGACTACTAAAGAAAAAATGCTTGCCGCTTTGAGCAAGACTGATGGTTACAACACCTTCACCACCGCCCAGGCTCGGGCACGTTTCGGCATTACTAACGTGGCCGCACGTATCAACGAATTGCGTGAAGATGGCCATGCAATTTACACCAACAGCAAAACTCTTGCTAATGGTCGTAAAATCTCCTTCTACCGCCTTGGTCAGCCAACCAAGCGCATGGTTGCAGAAGGCATCAAAGCCCTACGTGCAAAGGGCGTTAGCACTTTCGCCTGATTTCTAGGCTAATGCTAAGAAGGATGTGATATATACTTGTATCGCATCCTCTTTTTTTTATGGATAAATTATGGAAATAAAAGTTAAAATTGAAGACTTGAAGAAGCATAAATTGTTTGTTGCGACACCAATGTATGGTGGCATGGCACACGGCATGTATGTTAAGGCTAGTCTTGACTTACAAGCACTCATGTCCAAATATGGAGTTGAAACACGATTTTCGTTTTTGTTCAATGAATCATTAATCACACGGGCTAGAAATTATTTGGTAGATGAATTTCTCCGCTCCGATTGTACCCATCTATTGTTTATTGATTCTGATGTTCACTATAATCCACAAGATGTAGTCGCACTTCTAGCACTTGATAAAGATGTTATTGGTGGTCCTTATCCCAAGAAGGCTATCAACTGGAACAACATCGCACTGGCCGCACGTAAACATCCAGACTTAGCACCTCAAGAGTTGGAAAATCTTGTTGGCGATTATGTGTTTAACGTTGTTAAAGGCACTCAACAATTCTCCGTGACTGAACCTCTAGAAGTTTTGGAGATTGGTACTGGCTACATGATGGTCAAGCGAGAAGTATTTCCAATCTTGGAAGAAAAATATCCTCAATTGCGTTACAAACCTGACCACGTTGGGCAAGCACACTTTGATGGTTCAAGGTACATTCATGCGTATTTTGATACCGTGATTGACACACTTGATAGCGCAACAGGTGGTGGTTCTGAAAGATACCTAAGTGAAGACTATATGTTTTGTCAACTATGGCGTAAAACTGGAGGTTCTATCTTCTTGTGCCCATGGATGAAGACACAACATATCGGTACATATCCTTTCACGGGTAACCTATCTAAGATTGCTGAATTGACAGGAAAACTATAATGACAACTTGGTTGCCGCCAAAACCTGATGATATCAAAGCATCACAGACTGCAACTACAGGCGGTCGTAAGTTTGACGGAAACAAACTAGAATATGGTTTGATTCCGCCTCTTGCTCAACAAGAAATGGTACGGGTTCTCACTTTCGGTGCTCAGAAATATGAGAGAGATAACTGGAAAAGAGTTCCCGATTCCAAACGCAGATACTTTGATGCACTGGAACGCCATCTATGGGCATGGAAAATGGGTGAGAAACTAGACCCAGAATCAGGTATACATCACCTAGCCCATGCTATGTGTTGCTTATCATTCCTATATGAACATGATGTTAAATATTCTTTGGATAGTGGGGAATAAACAACAGAATTGATTGACTTGCACATGTATCCATGATATGATACATGTAACTTAACTTGATGAGGTAATTATATTATGAGCAACGAAATTAGTGTTGATGTTTTGACAACTAAAAAATTTACGGAACAGCATCTGAATGTTTCTAAAAAACTAGTTATTAAAGAAGCCTTCCCAGAATTTTATGGTGAAGAATTGCCAAAGACTGCGAAATATGTTTCCAGACTGCTGGTTGATATGAAGGATGTTTCTTGGGAATCCGAGTTTGAAAATACTCAAATGGCAAGAAAAGGTGGTGGTAATCCAAAGTACAAAGAAATCAAACAAGATATCGTTGAATATGGATTTAAACTAAAGCATCCTCCTGTTGCAGTTCGTTTGTTGCCTGATGGTCGACTTGTTCCTTTGAACGGGCGAACACGTAAAGGTATTCTTTCAGATTTGGGTTTTCAAAATTTGATTGTTGATGTGTATAGCGTTGACACCGAATCGGATGCTTCCGTTTTTGGTCTCCGAGCAAACTCTAATCACGACCCGGCTGGCGATTTGAGCCTTGAAGATGTATTCAATGAATGTGTTTATGCAATTCAAATGGGTTGGATCAAACACGACATTTTGGAAATTGCAGCCCGTATCAATCAATGCGCTGGCAAAGGTTGTTTCTCTAAAGCTAAACGTGAAACATTAGCCTATCGAATCTACAATCAATTTGAAGATAAAGTTTACGGAACTATTCTTGCATGGAACAAAACCTTCGATGTTAAACGTTGGATGGGTCGCCACGGTTTCTATAACATTCCTAAAAAGCAAGTTGTCTTTCAGACAACGAAAGAAAAAGATGTTCTTTACTATGTCATTTCTTCGGAATACGTTTACAAAGCAGTATCAACTGCAAGCCACTTAGCAATTGAATATCCAGGAAAAGAAATCCGTGTTGTTGTACACACCGGAATTTTGACTGGCAGTGATATCACACATTGCTATATCAACCGACTGGAAGAATTCTCTAGCAAATGGGACTTTCAAATGAAGGCACTTTCGCAAGCATATTTTGGTGGCGCATCGAGCAACAATATCAAAGTGAAATTGTATGGCGCTTTGCCAGCCATTTCTTCTTTGCATGACTTAAACAAAATGGTTGTGTTTGGGCAAAATTCTTCCTACATACAGCCAAAAACTATTTCCAGTATGCAAGAATTGATTGACAATCTTGATGAAAAAGAGTATACTGGCGATGACGAAATTTTTTTGAACAAAGGTAAACAAAATGAAACTGTCTAAAGACACACTAACGGTATTAAAAAACTTTGCATCTATCAACGATGGAATTATGTTCCGAAAGGGTAATGTATTGCGTACTTGTGACGCACAGAAACAAGTATTGGCTGAAACCACAATCACCGAAACGATTGATGAAGATTTTGGTATCTATGACTTGAACAAATTCCTCGCAGTCCTAGGATTGCATCAGGATAATTCGCAACTTCAAATTGATACCGCAACTAAATCGGCTGTTATCAATGACAATACTGGTCGTAGTAAAATCACATATCGAATTTGTGATGCTACTATGATTAAGAATGCATCCGATAAATCTGTTAAAATGCCAGATGCAGAAGTAACATTCACTCTTAAGCAAGCGGATCTAGAATTTATTTTGCGTTCCTCATCCGTTCTTGGTACACCACACATTGCAGTAACATCAGATGGCGACAAAGTTTCTGTGGCTGCACTTGATGACAAAAACACATCCACACACACTAATCAACTTGAAGTTGCTCCTGGCAATGGAAAGAAATACAAGATGCTTTTCAAAACTGAGAACATGAAAATGATCCCAGGTGAGTATGAAGTTTCTATTTCTTTTAAAGGTATCGCACACTTTAAGAACACCACAAAGCCATTGCAATATTGGGTTGCTACTGAACTTGGCTCGACCAGCGAAGGTTGATTTTTTGAATTTTTTATTATGGAGTTTTTATGCAACATTTATTGTGGACGGAAGCACACCGCCCCAAGACTATTGAGGAGTGTATTCTACCGGAACGCTTGAAGACGCCGTTTCAAGAATATGTAAATTCAGAAAAGATTCCACACCTGTTGCTGTCTGGCGGTGCAGGTGTAGGAAAGACTACTGTTGCGAAAGCAATGTGTAATCAGATTGGTGCTGACTACATTATGATTAATGGTTCAGATGAATCGGGCATTGATGTTTTTCGTACCAAGATTAAAGACTTTGCATCGTCAATGTCGTTCACTGGCGGTCGTAAAGTTATCATCATTGATGAAGCTGACTATCTAAATCCAAACTCAACCCAGCCAGCTTTGCGTAATGCAATGGAAGAATTTGCATCTAACTGTTCTTTCATCTTTACATGTAATTTCAAAAATCGTATCATTGACCCACTACATAGTCGGTGTGCAGTTGTTGACTTTACATTAAAGAATGATGAAAAGACAAAGATGGCTGGTCAGTTTTTCAAGCGCATTCAGTCAATTTTGCAAAGTGAAAATGTTGAGTATGAAGACAAGGTAATTGCTGAATTAGTCAAGAAACACTTTCCCGACTTTCGGCGTATCTTGAATGAGTTGCAACGCTATTCACAGTTTGGTAAGATTGATGTTGGTATTCTCGCACAGATTGGTGACATATCAATTGCAGAAATCACCAAACACTTGAAGAACAAAGACTTCGGTGCAATTCGTAAATGGGTTGCTACTGCTGACTTTGATGCCGCAACATTGTATCGCAAACTGTATGATAATCTCTATGACGTATTGCAACCACAAAGCATACCTCAAGCGGTTATTATTCTAGCCGATTATCAATAC